CTTGTTTCGTAGTCGGTGATATACGAGACAGAAAAGGAAATTATAAAAATTTTATTAGCGATACAATTAAGGGTTTTCTTTTAGCGGGATTAACATTATACAATGAAGCTGTTTTGTTGAATAGTACTGGAACATTAGCGATTAGAGCAGGAAGGTATTTTAAAACATCAAGGAAATTGGGAAAAACACATCAAAATGTTTTAATATTTTTAAAAGGAGATTCTAAAAAAGCAGTTGAGAAATTGGGAAATTGTGAGTATATGGATGTAAATACTTTAGACGTAGAAGAAGATTAAAATAAAATAATTATTATCTTTGCAAAAATTAAAATTATAACAAAATGCTTAAAGGAGTAAAAAAAAGAAAATTGAGAAAAGATTTACCTGTTGAAATTGTTAAGACATCAGAGGAGCTTATAGCTGAATTAAATAATAAGCAAAAGGCATTTTGTAGAGAATATTGCATGCACTGGAATGGAAAGAAAGCATATCATACAGCATATACCGATATAACAGAAGACACTGCAAAAGTAAATGCAAGTAAATTACTAACTAAAACTAACATTCAGGCATATATCAAATACATAAAAGAACATATCGAGGAAGCAGTAGGCATTTCAAAACAAAAGGTATTAAACGAACTCGATAAAATTGCATTCAGCAAACCTTGCGAAACGAATGAAACATGGTTTAAATTAAAAGATTTTAATAAATTAACTTCAGAGCAACGCTCTTGTATCAGCGAAATATCAACAGAAATAAGAAAAGTTTGGAGCAAAGAGCAAGAAAAAGAAATACAAGTGCCATTTGTTAAAATAAGATTTTACAATAAAATTGACGCTATAAAAGAAATAAATAAGATGTTAGGGTATAATTTGCCCGACAAAATTGAAGGTAAATTTCAATTTGAAGGGGATATTAATATAACGTATAAATAATGAAAACCATCAAATTCAACGGTTGCAATACAATCAGAATAAACAAGTTGACAAAAGAAACGGTTCCATGTTTAAAGGTTGATAACAAAAGAAAAACTATTTTAACGATTTTATTAACGCAAATACATACCAAAAACACGATTTAAACTGATTTTGTAAGTTGTTAAAACAAAATTAGTTAGTCAGGATGTTACACCGTGAAAACAAAACAAAAATAATTCATCGTTAAAGCTAAAAAAATATTTTTCAAATGTGAATATAATCTTCGATAAATATTGTTATAACCCTTTGTATTGGCATTTAAGAAAATATATTGCCGACCCAAAAATAAGATATATACACGTATTCGGTGGTTCATCAGCGGGCAAAACATTTACAATTGCACAATTATATGCAGAAATATTTTTAAAAGAAAATGTAAATATAAAAATATTTCGAAAAGAATCAACAACGATTTGGGATACAGTTTATAAAGACGTTGTATTTTTGATTAATAAATTAAATTCATTTATTCCTGTTTTTAAAATCATGCAAAAATGGATTAATAAAAATGAATATCAAATTAAATTTGGTGGACTTGACGACCCCGAAAAAGCAAAAGGGCTTTCACAATTCAAATATATTTTTTTAAATGAATTAAATAAATTCACTTTTGAAGATTATAAAGAAATAAAACGAAGGATGCGAGGTATACAAGGGCAGAAATGTATAACCGATTGTAACCCAGTTTCAATAGATATGTGGTTTTACAAAGAAATTATCAAAAAAGATAAATGGCTCGATTTACCAAATGTTATAACAAATTGTATTGGACTTTCACAATTAAGCAAAGATTCTTTTGTAAAAAAAAATGAAATAGGAAATGCTATTTTAATAAAGACAACTTACAAAGATAATTTTTGGACTATCGGACATCCTATCGCTGGTTACGGTTGGAAAGATGATAATACATTGCAAGAATTTTCATGGATGCAAAAATTTGACGAATATAATTATTTGGTTTATGGTCGAGGCGAATTTGGTGCAATAAAAACAGGAAATGAATTTTGGCGGGCATTTGATATTAATAAACATGTTAAACCAGTTAATATAGATAATAATAACACAATACACATATCAATTGACAACAACGTGCTACCATACATCGCTGTATCATTCTGGCAAGTATTTATGGATACTAAAACAATACGTCAAATAGATGAATTACCCTGTATAGAACCATATAACACTGCTTCACGTGCAGGCGAAAAAACATTAAACAGATTATGTAAATACGGATACAAAGGGGTTGTGTTAATTTATGGTGATGCTTCAACAAAAAGCAGAAATACCATAGACGAAAATAAACGTTCATTTTACGATTTATTTGAAGAGCAAATAAAAGATAAATATGTGGTGCGAGATAGAATACCGAAATCAAATACATCGGTAGCAATGAAAGGAGAATTTATTAATGCATTGTATAACAATTGGCAAGAATGGAAAATAGAAATAAGCGAAAAATGCAAATATTCAATATCTGACTATGTTGACGTAAAAACTTCAAAAGATTTAACAATACTCAAAAAAAAATACAATGACAAACAGCTTAACTGCACCTATGAAATAAATGGGCATTTTTCTGATACTAAAAAAGATTTTATTTGTGAATGTTTAAATGCTGAATTTGCTTCATTTCAAAACAAGGGAAGTAACCACATGCTATACGATTTGGGATTAACAGAACAATCGGGATATTAATCGAATGTTGTTTTAACAAATTATTGATTTAAAAAATATTATTTATTATAACAATATTTAAAATTATTGATTATATTTGCCAAAAATTTCAACCATGTTTTTAAGATTTAAAGATTATAATAGCGTAATTGATACTGATAATCTATCAGTTATACAAGATAAAGAATCTTACAGAATTGAAGCGGAACTGGCAGCAATAGAAGAAGTAAGTTGTTATTTGCGGAACAAATACAGAGCGGAATTAATTTTCAAAGATATTATTTCTTTTCGTGATGTTACAATAACATACACAGCATATAATGAAACTTTAACTTATAATTTAAACGATAAGGTAAATTATCTGAACAATAATTACAAATGTATAGTTGCAATTACTGTTCCCGAAATTTTTACGCATGCGCATTGGGAAAAAATAAAAACAGAAAAAACATTTTTGCAGGGCGATACAATAGAATATACAGAAGCAGAATTTTCAGCAGCGAAATTATACGAATTAAACGACAGAGTAGTTTATCTCGATAATATTTATAAATGTACTACAGCAATCACAGAAATTGCTGCATGGGACTCGACAAAATGGACATTAATATGTGCCGATAAAACATTATATTATCCTGTTCAAACCGTTACTAATCAATATCCTGATGAATATATTGCAACATATTCAAGTCAAAACTATATTAATAACATTGGACAGATAACGGGTTGGAATGCTGCCACAATAACATTATATCTTAAAAAAACAACAACCGGTATTATAACAATATACGGAAGTTCAGCCGATAGAACAGCAAATATTAATCCAATAACAACAATTACATATTCTGAGGCAGGGTTAACATTGCCATTAGAGGCAACTATAACAGAAAGCACAACATATAATGGTTGGGTTACAATAACAGATTACATTGCAACGAATACAGAATGGGAAATAACACTTACAAAAGCATTTATTCAGGGTGATTTAAGAAATGCAAAATTAAAAGAATGTGTGATGTGGATTGCTTTATATATCTTAACTCCCCGCATAGCAACACGTTTAATTCCTGAAATGGTTTCACAAAAATATGACGATATGATTTCATGGCTTAACAAAATTGCAAAAGGTGTTATAACAATAGATTTGCCCATTATTAATAGTAATTTATCTGGCAATATTGATTATGGAAACGATACACCAATATATTGATATATGAAAATATTTAATTTAGATATTACTACCGTAAAAAACTTTGATAAAAAACAAAATATCAGAGAGCAAATAATACAAGGAATTGTAGAGGAACAATTGTATAAGGAATCTGAATCAATTAAAAAATGGCGTGACGCTATTGAAGCTGCTGAAAATGCTATTTTGCCGAACAATTATGCTTTACAACGGATATACAATGAAGCGATGCTTGACACTCACGTGGGAGCAGTGATAGGTACTCGAATAAATAAAATATTATCGTCGGAATGGTCAATCAACAATGCAGACGGAACAAAAAACGAAGAAATAACAAAACTCATAGATAAAAAATGGTTTCGTGATGTAAGAAAATATATCAATGAAGCAAATTATTACGGGGCCAGTTTGATACAACTAGGCCCAATTAAAAATGATGAATTTGAAACCGTAAATATAGTTCCACGTGTTAATGTTATAGCAAAATACAAATCTATACGAAAAACTTTTGGAATGTATGCAAAAGAAGATTTAATTTCTTTTAACGAAAAGCCATATAGATATTGGTGTGTATTTGCTGATTCTGGTTCATTAGGTTTGTTATCACAAGTAGCATCGCATGCTATCTGGAAAAAGAACACATTAGGATTTTGGGCGAGATATACTGAATTATTTGGTATGCCAGTGCGAATAGGTAGAACAGATATATATGATACAACAAAACGCACTAATATGTCTAACATGCTAAAAAACATGACATCAGGAGCATGGGGAACTTTTGATAAAAATGATTTAATTGAATTTGTACAAAGTTCCGTTTCCGATGGAAGTCCTGTTTTTGAAAAAATGATAAATTTAAACAACGCCGAAATAAGTAAGATAATATTAGGTCAAACGATGACAACAGATAATGGCTCTTCACGCTCACAGGCAGAAGTTCACGAAAGAGTGTTAGATATATATTTACAAGCTGATAAGCGTTTTGAGATAGCTATTATCAACAAAGAATTATTTCCTATTTTAGAATTTCACAGGTTAATTCCGCAGGGATTAAATTTCTCTCATGTTGAAAATGAAAGTTTAGAAATTAAACTTAAAAAAATAAAAGCTGTTGTAGATATGCAAAACGCTGGATTTATTATTAATAAGGAATTCGCTCAAACATATACAGGTATAACAATAGACAGTGTTACAGTAAAACAATCTACAAAAGAAAATCCACCCACGCCAAACGACATGATAAAATTGGTTAATAAATATTATAACATTAAACAATAAAATGGCAAGAACAATTCAAGCAATATATGATGAAATAATTACTGAAAAGCAAACATTCAGTTCATTAAATAGTTTGACTTCACCTGTAACACCAGATACAAGTCAAGAAATGTTATCACAATTGACAAGCACGTCAAAAGTATCTGTTTGGCGGTTATGGGCGTGGTTAATGGCGTTTGCAATTTGGACACATGAGCAGATATTTGAGCAGCATGTTATAGAAATAGAAGCACGAGCATTACAAATTATAGCAGGCACGACACGGTGGTATAAAAATATTGCATTATTATTTCAATATGGTTATTCACTTATTTGGGATGGTGATAAATATATTTATGAAGATACCACAAGCGTTGATGCTGTAAATTCCAAAATAATAAAACAATCTGCATGTATAGAAGTTAATAAGCAGGTATTATTAAAAATAACATCAGGCATATTAGGAAGTTTTGCTCCGATAACGGTAGCCCAATTAGCTGCTTTTACTGATTATATTTCAAAAATGAAATTTGCCGGTGTAGATGTTGTTATAATAAATGCAGCAGCCGATAAATTACATATTGCATACACGATAGAATATGACCCATTAGTAATTGGTTCAACAGGATTATTATTATCAGACGGAACGACATATCCCGTTGAGGAAGCAATAAATAATTATATACAGCAATTACCGTTTAATTCGGCTTTAAAAATAGCTGCATTAACCGATACTATTCAATCGGTAAATGGTGTTATAACAGCCGTGTGTGATTTAGCAGAGGGGAAAACAAATACTGGTACTTATGTTGATATACTTGCTACAATAACCGAGACCTATGTTTCATATTCGGGTTATATGCTCATAGATACAGCCTACCCTTTAAGCTCACAAATAACATACATAGCAGCGACATGAATTTATTAGTTAATTATATTAATGTTATAATAAATTGCATCCCAAATTTTTTAAGGAGTATTTCCTTTCAAGATTTTTGCAAAGCATTTATAAAACCTTTGTCGAGCTTACATTACAACAATAATATTAATGTAGTTAGTTTTGGTCAAATAAATAAAGCCTTTTACCAATGGCATGAATTTATAAAAAATTATCTTCGTTTCTCAGGACAAATAATTTATTTAGAAAAATATCTAAACAATATATATTACAGCACGTTGTTAAATCCTGATTTTTCAATTGGTGAAACGTGGCATTCAATAGGGCAAATATGGATTTTAGATATAGCGAATACAAATATTCAATATATTTATAACAAAAATGAGGGGATGTTGCCTTTTTATATTTTCAATAAATCAGAAGGAGCAAGTCCTCTATATTTATTTAACACAAATGAAGTATCAAATTTATATGATTTTATAGTGTTCGTGCCTGTTGTTAATGCTTCGTTTATTGAACCATTGATGTATAGTAGAATAAATCAATATAAACTTGCAGGTAAAAGATATTTAATTTCAACTTATTAATATAACAACATGAATAATTTAAAAACAATCGAAAATGGTGGCTTCCCTATTAATCTAAACGATATACGTTGGATTTTCGGGCAAGATACATATACAGGTGGAATATACCAAGTATTGAACAATATGTTACGACAACTTGGCGATAATTTTATAGTTTATGGTTGTGCAGATTTAGGTGCAAACATAGGAGCGGGTTTAATAATGCTCGATGGTGAACTGATTTATGTTGATCAGCACGCTTGGACTAATTCGTATTTCGTTAAAGTTATAACATACGACTCTGATGGCTTAAAAGTATTTCAGGACGTAACGCCACCGTCAGGGCACGATACTTATGAAAAAGTACGGGCAACTGTAACTGCAGGCAGTGGTTCGTTAAATTGGAATATAGCAAACATATCAGGAAGATTTGAGCATATTGTTAAAACACAAATAAGTAATTTTATTTCAACTAAACGAGAAACAATAAAAGGTCGTTCAATTAATTTTCCTAATGTTACTGAAATAACATTAACTGCAACGAAAAAAATAATCCTTACTTCGGGAGCAGGAAATATGTATATTGTTAAAAGCGATGGTTCAACACATGTAACACTTGAAGAAATTGAAGATTCAGTAACTTTTGCGAGTTCTGGTGAAGAAATATTATTACATATTAAAAGTACATCAGACCCGATATTAATAAATAGTGGTTCCGGTACGTCTGATATAACAACACCCAAAGGAACTAGTTGTATAGTTCAACCCGATACTATCATAAGGCTTCAATCACATAATAATTCATGGATTATATTATCTACATCAAAACCATTATTAGATGTCCCTTATATAGATATGTCAGGAGTAACAACATATACAAAAACAGTAAAAAAGATTATAGAAATAGGTGCTTGGAATATGTATGCAACAGCATCAAAAAATGTTCCACATGGATTAGCTGACATAATGAAGGTAGTATCAATCGCCTGCATGATAAAGCACGATACCTCAACGACTAATTTAATAAATCTCGAAAGTATGCACTCCACAACGGATGGATTAATGAATGGTGCAATTGGCAGTGTAACCTCTACACAAATATCTATTCAAAGATATTCAGGTGGTTTATTT